ACTTAAACCCTGGAAGAGAATATGCAATAGTTCTTCTATCAAAGTCAACTGAATATAAAGTGTGGATTAGTAGACTTGGTGAACCAGATGTTACTACTCTTGGTCAAGAGGCTGGTCAAATTCTAGTCACAGAACAACCACTTCTTGGTTCATTGTTCAAGTCACAAAACGCCTCTGTATGGACACCATCCCAATTTGAAGATCTTAAGTTTACTCTTTACGCCGCAGTATTTGAGTCTCAAGGCTCTGTATCATTTTATAACCCAGATCTACCATCTGATCTTTCATTGATTGATCCTAATGGATTAACAATCAATTCTAGAGAAATCAGAGTTGGTCTTGGAACAACTGTTGTAGATTCTGGACTCATAGTTGGAAATACTGTAAAACAATTGAATGGTAGAGCAGAGGGTTCACTTGTAGCATTTGCTGGATCCATCACATCAGATCTTACAATCACAAATGCTGGTGTTGGATACACTCCATCTTCAGGTGGTTTTACTTATACTGGTATTGCTTTAACATCAATTACTGGTAAGGGTATTAATGCAACAGCAGATTTGACTATCCAGGATGGAGTTGCAGTAGTTGCACCAATCAGGACAGGAGGTTCTGGTTATGTTGTTGGTGATGTATTGACACCAGTCTCTATTGGTAGTGTAAATCTTGGATCAGGTATTCAACTTTCTGTTGAAACAATTCTTGGCAACAATACTCTTATACTTGATAATGTTCAGGGTAATTTTGTTGTAAATAATTCACTTTTACCTCTTTATTATGAAAATAGTTCAGGAATTACAACTGAATTAAACAAAGGGGTTGGTGGAAATGTAATTCCTAATGTTATTAATGTAGCAGAACAAGGAAATTATGTGAGAGTTTTCCAAAGAAATCATGGTCTATACTCTAATATCAATAGAGTTACAATTAGTGGTGTAAGAGGTGATACTGTAACCACAACATTGTCCCAGGATTATAACTTTGATTCAACTACATTTATACCAACAAATGATATTCCAACTCACTTTGATACTTTCGAAAATATTGGTGTTGCAGGTACTAATCCAGGTTATGTCAAAATTGGTGATGAGATTATAGAATATACTGGTATTGATGGTAATGCATTAGTAGGTATTACAAGGGGAGTTGATAATACAGTAATTCAAAATCATGCGAAAGATGAACTTATCGCCAAATATGAACTCAATGGTGTTTCTTTAAGAAGAATTAACACATCTCACAACCTCTTTGATGTAAATTCAAGTGAACTACCTGAACCACAAATTGGTCTTGATTACTACTATATAAAACTTCAATTAGATGCCAATGGTGTGGATAGAACTCCTGGAAATCCTAGTGGATTTACTGCTTTATATTTCAATGAGAACAAAATTGCCGGTGGTCCATCAGTTAGAGGAACATATAATTTACCATTTAACTTGATTACACCAAAAGTAACAACAATCACTCCTCTTGGAACCAACATTATTTCTCAGGCAAGAACAATTTCCGCAGCCAGTGTATCAGGAAATCAAGAATCTTATCTTGATAAGGGATTCAAACAGACTACACTTTATGATAAGAATTACTTTGATGGTCTAAGGATGATTGCATCCCCTGAGAATGAGAATATCCAATTAGATGCTGGTACTTTCCCAGGCAAAAAATCATTCTCATTGAACTTCACATTATTGTCAAGTAACTCCAGAATAAGTCCTGTAATTGACCTTGACAATGCATCTGTTGTCTTCACAATGAATAGAGTAAACAGACCTGTAACAAATTACATCTCAAACTTTAGAGTCAATACTACTGAGGATGATCCAAATAGATTTGTTTATGTCTCTAAGAATGTCACTCTTGAAAATCCTGCAACATCATTAGAAGTTCTTCTTGACGGTTATATTTCTAATTTCAACGATATTAGAGTATTCTATGCATTGAATCAAGATGTACCTGTAGAGGAAACTATCTTTACTGCTTTCCCTGGATATAATAATATTGATACTAATGGATCAATTATTGACATATCACAAAATGATGGCACTTCAGATAAGAGAGTTCCAACAGTAGATTCATATGTACCTGAACCCACTTCTGATCAATTTAGAGAGTACAAATTCACTATTGATGATGTAGTTACCTTTAAATCATTCAGAGTTAAGATTATTGCAACATCTACAGATCAATCAAATGCACCTCAAATAAGAAACCTTAGAGTCATATCATTTGCATGATGAAAAAACACATACCAGTTGAGGGTAAGGATGGGTATTTTAGAGATACCCATTCTGGTGCAATTGTAAATAAAAACAATCTTGAATTTCAAGCCTATGTAAAGAATAGGGAAAACTTGAATAGAGAGAAGAAGAAGTTTGAAGAACTCCAATCTGAAGTTACAGACTTAAAAAGTGATATTAATGACATTAAGTCAATGCTTAATTCTATCACTGATTTATTAAATAAATAACCATATAGATAGGTCTAATTATAAATGGCACAGCCTAGTACTAGACAAGAACTAATTGATTATTGTTTAAGACAATTAGGTGCTCCAGTTTTGGAGATCAACGTTGCCGATGAACAACTAGAGGACCTTGCTGATGATGCCATACAGTTTTTTCAAGAGAGACATTTTGATGGTGTCACTCAAGTTTATTTAAAGTATCAAATCACTGAAGAAGATATAAAAAGGGGAAGAGCAAGACCACCTGGTGCACCTCAGAGAGAAAGTGGTACTGTAGGAATTGCATCTACCTCTGCTACTACAAATATTGTAGGGACTGCAACAACATTCACTTATTATCAAAATAGTAATTACATTCAAATTCCACCATCAATTATTGGCGTAAATAGAATCTATCAATTTGATAGTGGATATGGACAGGGTATGTTCAATGCAAGATATCAATATATGTTGAATGATTTTATTGGTCTCAATGGTTGGGGTGCAAGTGGATTTGATTTATTGTCATATACAATGACAATGTCTTATTTGGAAACTGTCAATTTTTTATTGAACACCCACAAACAGATAAGATTTAATCAGAGAACAGATAGATTGTACCTTGATATTGATTGGTATGATCTTAGGGCTAAAGAATTCATAGTCATTGACTGTTGGGCAATGAATGATCCTAATGATTATCCAAGAGTCTATAATGATTCTTTCTTAAAACCATACCTAACTGCCCTTATTAAAAGGCAATGGGGTCAAAACCTTATTAAGTTCCAAGGTGTCAAACTTCCTGGTGGTATTGAATTCAATGGAAGACAACTTTACGATGATGCACAAACTGAACTTGATAAAATACAAGAAAGGATGTTAAGTACTTACGAACTACCACCACTAGATCTTATCGGGTGATAAGTTATGTTAAATCCATTCTTTCTAAACGGTTCATCTAGTGAGCAAAATCTCATCCAAAGTCTTGTCAACGAACAGTTGATGATGTATGGAGTTGAAGTTTATTATCTTCCAAGACAATATGTTACTTCTAATACTGTAATACAGGAAGTAATTCAATCAGAATTTAATAATGCATATCCTATTGAGGCATATATTGATAACTACGAGGGATATACAGGACAAGGTACAATACTCTCCAAGTTTGGTATTGAAAACAGAGATGATCTTCAATTGATCATTTCAAAAGAAAGATATGAGAATTATATAACACCATTAATTAAAGATATTCCTAATATTGAGTTAAGTTCAAGACCTAAAGAGGGAGACTTAATTTATTTTCCTTTAGGTGATAGATTATTTGAAATCAAATTTGTAGAGCACGAACAACCTTTCTATCAACTTAAGAAAACATATGTCTATGAGTTGAGATGTGAACTCTTCAGATATGAAGATGAAGTTATTGATACGAGTGTAGGTGATATTGATAATGAAATTGAAGATATTGGTTATATTCAAACACTTAATTTGATTGGTGCAGGGACATCTGCAACTGCTATTGCTAATGTTTGTTCTTCTGGTGCGGTAAATAAAATTACAATCAGTAATATGGGTAAGAACTTTAGTTCTACACCCACTGTAGGTTTTTCATCTGCACCTTCAGGT